ATTTTGGATGCCTACCAGAACCGCACCGGCCTCGACCGGGAAGAGCTCTCCCGGATGTGCACGGATGAAACCTGGATGACGGCCGCGCAGGCCAAAGAGCTGGGGTTTATCGACGAAGTCATCAGTGCCGGTCAATCTGCAATCCAACCTGGCGAGAACATCACCAACCAGTTACGCAATTATCACAATGTTCCCTCCGCTTTGCTCAACGCTGCTACCAAAGAGAAAACCGAGCCAGACGAACCCCAAACCGATCCCGAACTCGAGCGCATGGCCGCGGAGCTGCGCGAAGAGATCAACCAGATTCTACAAAAGGAGTAATCACATGGATCTGAAACCCTATTATGACGCCGCTATAGCGGCCCAGGAAGCGGTGCAAAAGAAAGCACAAGCGATCGATGCACTCTTCACCGACGGTGACACCGAAGCAGCCCTGGCCAAGAAGCCAGAATTGGACGCTCTCCAGGCCAAAGCCCAGGAAGCTGAAGATCTCTACGAGGCCATGAAAACGGCTGCCCAACCCAGCGATACGCTGGCCAACTTCGTCCCCGTCGCCGAAAATCCCCCCGAAGACGAATCCGTCAAAGCCCTCAGACGCGACGAATTCGAAGCGCTTTCACCCAAGGCCCGTGCTGAGCACTTGGCCGCCGGTGGTGAAGTTATTGACGAGAAGGAGAGCTAATCATGGCCAACACACTCACCGGCCTCATCCCCATCATATATGCCGCACTGGACAAAATCAGCCGCGAGCTGGTTGGTTTTATCCCTTCTGTGTACCTGAATGCCGAAGCAGAAAAAGCGGCCAAAGATCAGACCATCCGCTACCCCATTGTGGCATCTCGCTCCGCTGCGGATATCACCCCCGCCGCAACCGGGCCCAACCCCAGTGGCGAAACTGTCAGCTATGCGGACATGACCATCAGCAAGAGCCGCTCGGTGACCTTCCCCTGGAATGGTGAAGAGCAGGTTGGTCTGGGCAATCTCTACAACGAAGTGCTCACCAAGCAGTTCGCCCAGGCCATGCGCACGCTGGTCAATGAAGTCGAAACCGACCTGGCCAGCCTTTATGTCTTCGCATCGCGAGCCTACGGTACCGCCGGGACGACTCCCTTTGCCAGTACCCTGGCAGATACAGCCCAACTGCTGAAGATCTTACTGGACAACAGCGCACCCCGAACAGCCCTGCAAATGGTGATCAATACCACCGCTGGGGCCGCCCTGCGCACGTTGGCCCAGCTCACCAAGGCCAACGAAGCCGGGGGCGATGATCTGCTCCGCAGGGGCATCTTGCTCGATTTGCACAGTTTCAAGATCCGTGAATCCGCCCAGATCAGCGCCCACACCAAGGGTGCTGGCGCATCCTACCAGACCGACGGTGCAGTAGCCGTAGGTGTCGAAGATGTGGTCCTGGATACCGGCTCAGGAACCGTCCTGGCCGGTGATGTGGTTACCTTCGCCGATGAAGCTCTTTCCAGCAAGTACATTGTCGGCACCGGCGTGGCTGCAGCTGGAACCATCAGCTTGAACAAACCTGGCGCAGTAGCTGCCATCGGCGACGACAAAGCCATGACCATCGGCAATAGCTTCACTCCCAACATGGCTTTCGATCGTGATGCCATCCATCTGGTCACCCGTGTGCCCGCCAAGCCAGAAGGCGGCGACGCAGCCGAAGACGCGATGGTCATCACCGACCCCGTCAGCGGCCTCAGCTTCCTGGTTTCACTGTACCGCCAGTACCACCAGGTTTCCTTTGAAGTAGGCCTGGCCTGGGGCTACAAAGCCGTCAAGAGCGAGCACATCGCCCTTCTGCTTGGATAAAACCTATGTTTTCATAATTCCCTCACATTCTGTTGAGGGAATTATGAACTAATAAGGATGGATTACATGGCTCCCAAAGCCCGTCAACTCGTACTGGTCGAAAAAGATGGCCAGCGTATCAAAGTGCACCCCCATACCCTGGAGGCCCATAAACGCCTGGGTTGGGTTGAGGTCAAAGCAGAAGCTGAAGTCAAAGCTAAAGCAGAAACCGAAGCAAAGACCAAAGCGGATGCCGAAGCAAAAGCCAAGGTAGAAGCCGAAGCGAAGGCTAAAGCAAAAGCCAAGGCAGAAGCCGAAGCAAAGGCCAAGACAGAAGCCAATAAATAATGACTAACATCCTGACCGCTGCTGAAGCCTCTGGCGTTTTGCGTGGTGTCGCCGAAGACGATGCCGAACTGCTCGCCCTGTTACCCCTTATCGATACTTACATCGAACGGGCCACCGGGAGAGACTGGGCGGTTGACAACCCCATTGACAACGGGGCCAAAGCAGCGGCCAGGATGATACTGGTGCAGTGGCACGAGAACCCTGCCCAAGTTGGTGCTTCTGGTTTGCGCAGCCTGAATTTGGGCATTGATGCCGCTCTGACACAGCTCGAGGCCGAAGCACTCAAGCACCGCGAATATCAGATCGAAGGTGCCAGCACGACCGGCTACATCTATCTGGAAAAGGCCCGCAAGGGTGACCAGGTCGAAGCGCTGGTCGGGATATGGGGCGTCTCTGGAGATCAGTCTGACAAGTTTGAAAGCGTGATCAGCCAGGATTACTACATCCAGCAGACCAGCTCATCGGATCTGTCGGATAACGCTTACAAAGTGACGCTGATCAGCGCCCTGGATGCGGTGGATTAATCATGGATATCGTATACATCATCTCTCAACTGCTGCTATTTGGCCTCTTCATCTGGTTCTTAACAAAACGTGATCAGGAATGGCGTGATTTCTTGAAGGAAGACCGCAAGGAGAGCCGCAGCATGTTCGGCAAAGTAGTTGATGCCCTGGAATCGATGAAGAGACAGATTGTCAATAACACCGTCTCAATCCTGATCCACGATGCCACCTGCCGCGGCAAGGATCCCAGCGCCCTGGGCACCCAAG